TTTGGGTCGCCGATCGTGCGAAGGAAGCGCCCGAACTCGTCGATCTGGAACAGGCTCGCTGGCTCGGCATCGACCGCCGTGACGAGCCCGGCGTCCGACGCCAGGTCCTCGTTGCCCTCGTGCTCGACGAGCCCGGCCGCAAACAGGATGTTCTTGTTGACCTTCCGGGCGTGGTCCTTGCCCGCGCCCGATGGCGCAACACCGACGCAGTAGACGTTGGTCCGGTTGCCGCGCTCGTCGCGCACCTTGCGCGCCGCGAGCACGGCCTGGAGACAGATCGCCGCCGCCAGCGCCAGCACGGGCTGCGGCCGCGTCGCCGTCGCCAGGTTGTGCGTGACCACCTCGTCGATGAGCCCGGGGACGCGCAGCAGGTGATCGGGGAACGGGCCGGGGTCGGGCGGCCGCTCGGGCTTGGGCTCGTCGGCGCCGACCAGCGGCGCGAACGCGGACAGGTCGACCCCCGCGCCGGCGTCCTGCCTCGCGTCGCGCAGCCAGCCGAGAGGGCGGTCGTGCGGCTTGCTCGCCGCGTCCTCGACCTTGTGGCGCAGCTCCTTGTCCGACCACGGCGGCTCGCAGCGGGGGTTGTACCGCTCGATCAGCAGCCGCAGGGCGACCTCGGGCTTCAGCGCGAACCCGTACACCATCGCGGTCGCCGCCGCGTAGGTCTGGTTGTGCCCGCCCAAGCCGGAGATCGCCGGCGGGATGCGATCGAGGTAGGCGCCGGCCCTGGCCACGACTGCGTCGTCGTGGGTCGGGCTCGCTCGTGGTCGTGCGGCCGTCGGGTGCCCGGTGCGTCTCCGGACCACGGCGTCGGCCAGCGAACGGACGGCCGCCGTCAGCACGTCGAGTTCGATCTCCGCCGGCTCGCCATCGAGGGGGGCGTACAGATCGCCTGACGGGTGTGTGCTCGGGCCGACCACCGTCTGCGCCCCGGTGCTGCGGATCTCGACGATCGACTGCTTCGTGCCCGGGAAGGCGTGCTTCTTCGTGCTCGCCCCGCGGCAGATGTACCACCAGTGCGAGCGCGGCGAGCTGCCCCGCCCGCTCATCGCCCCCGTCGGCGGCAGGTGCTCGGGCGCGAGCTCGACGGCCTCGGGGCAGTCGAGATCGACATCGACCAGCCACCCGCTGGGCTCGCCGAGCAGCAGCCCGATGTTGCCGGTCCCGTTGAAGTGCTGCGGTAGGTCCTCGTCGTCCAGCCGGAGCTTGGTCCACCCACGCAGGCGCGGGGCCTTCTCGCCCGCGGGCAGCGGGACCGAGCGATACCCGCGCGACAGATACCACCGCGCGGCCGCGAGCAGGTTGTCGGGCTGCTCGCTCGTCATCAGAACGGGATCTCGTCGTCGGGGATGCCGCAGGTCATGCCCGCCGGCTCGTACTCGGGCGCGGCGTCCGGGTCTTCCAGGCGGGGCGGCCTCTCGCCGAGCTGGTAGGCCACGACGCGGTCGTACTGTTCGCCGGCCTTCTTCTCGACCGTGACCGCGATCGTGTTCGCCACCGCGCCGGCGCCGGCGAGCTCGACCGCCTCCTCGACGCTGTCCGGGACGGGCTCGACCGCCCGCGCCCGCCACCACTGTTCTGCCTTGGCCCGCGCGTACCCGGTGTGCTCGAAGCACACCCACTCGCGGAAGTAGGTGTTGAACCCGCAGCGGTACTCCACTCGCATCGTCGGCGGGGCGCTGGGATCGCCGCGCTTGAAGTGGACGTGGTAGGTGGCCTCGTTGACCTGGTGCTCGTCGCGCGTCGTCTGCCCGGACAGGATGCCCTCGGTGCTGGCCTCCGCCTCGTGCTTGCCGTGGTCGCGCTCGGGGAACTCGTGCCCGCACTCGGGGCAGGTCTGATACCCGGCCGCGACCAGCGCTCGGCACGCGGGGCACTCCTTGGCCGGCGCGTCGCCCTCGCCCCTGTCGTCCGTAGCCAGGCGGATCGCGTCCACCGGCCCGTGCCGCAGCACGTTGCCGCCGAAGTCGAGGACGAGGCAGTCGTCCTTGCCCGGCGAGAGCCGGAACCCGCGACCGACCATCTGGTAGTAGAGCCCTGGCGACATCGTCGGCCGCACCAGCGCGACGCAGTCGATGTGTGGCGCGTCGAACCCCGTGGTCAGCACGTTGACGTTGCAGAGGTAGCGCAGCTCGCCCGAGCGGAAACGGTCGAGGATCGCGGCGCGCACGCCGGCGGGGGTGTCGCCGGTGACGAACCCGCACTCCACGCCGTGCCGGTCGCGCATAACCTCGACAATGTGCTGCCCGTGCCGGATGCCCGACGAGAAGATCAGAACGGCGTTGCGGTCCCGCGTGTGCTCGACGATCTCGGCGCACGCGCCCTCGACGAGCGACTGCTCGTCCATCAGGTCCTCGACCTCGCTGGCCACGAACTCGCCGGCGCGCACGTGCAGGCCGCCCGTGTCGATTCTCCCCGATCCCGCCTTGGTCCTCAGCCCCGAGAGGTAGCCCTGCACAATCAGCTCGCGGACGCCGATCTCGTAGCACACCTCGTTGAGGATGTTCTCTGGCTCGCAGATCGGGCCCGTCTTCATCCGGAACGGCGTCGCCGTCAGCCCGACGACGCGCACCCGCGGGTTGACGACCCGGGCATCGGCGAGGAACTGGCGGTACATCCCCTCGCCCTCGGCCGGGATCAGGTGCGCCTCGTCCACGATGGCCAAGTCCACGGGCCCGAGGTCGCACGCCCGCCGGTACACCGACTGGATGCCCGCGATCGTGACGGCGTAGCCCAGGTCCTTGCGCTTCAGCCCCGCCGAGTAGATACCCAGCGGGATGTCCGGCGCGATCGCCCGCAGCTTGTCGGCGGCCTGCTCGAGCAGCTCCTTGACGTGGGCCAGGATGACGACGCGGCCCTCCCAGAGCGACACCGCGTCGCGGCAGATCGTCGCGATCACCGGCGTCTTGCCCCCGCCCGTCGGGATCACCACGCACGGGTTGTCGTCCCGCGTGCGCAGGTGCTCGTACACGGTGTTGACCGCCTCCTGCTGGTACGGGCGGAGCTTCACGCCGCGATCTCCGTCACCTGGACCAGCACCTTGCCCCCGGGCGTGATCGGCCCCCGTTCGACGAACAGGCAGTCGATCTGCGCGTCGTCGCCGTACACCCCGCCGTGCTCGAGCGCGTCGAGCAGCGCCTTCTGGATGTTGTCCAGGTCGCGCCGGCGGGCGTCCGGCGGGCACGCGAGGATGCGGATCGCCAGCCGCCCGTCCAGGCGTTTGGCGCGCGAGCCGGCCAGCCGTACGCACACCTCCTCGCGGAACGCCCGCCCGCGACGGCTGATGAGCGTCGCGGCGCCGACCCGACGCCAGTAGTGGTTCACGGAGGGCGGGTAGGGCAGCTCGAACGAGCGGGCTCCATCGTCGAGTGGGTGGCTCACCGCTTCCACGGGGGCGTTCCTCCGGCGGCCGCGGGCGCCGGGGACGACGAGCCCTTCTTCTTGTACCCCTTGACGACGTTGGTGATCTCGCCGGTATCGTCTCGCTTCTTGCACGCCACCTTCACCAGCATCGGCAGGTTGTGCAGATCGACGCTGTCCTTGGGCTGCATCACGCCGACCGCTCGACACAGGGCCGACAGCGTGCTCTTCGCGATGGCGACCGTCTGCGAGTTGGTGTGCTTGAGCATCAGCCGGTCCCACACCTTGCGGCCCTTGTGCGGGCCCTCGATCACCTCCATCTCGAGCTGCAGGTACTCGCCGGCGCCGTTCTTGGTCGGCTTCCTGTCTGAGGCGACAATGACGGCGAGGTAATCGCCCGCGGGGATGGGCTCGAAGGCGACGTTGGGATCGACTTCGTTGGCGTCAAATCCGTTCAGGCTTGCCATTGATCAGGCTCCTTCTTCTTCTGGTGCGTGCGCGTCGCCCCCGGCGGGCGCGCTGTTCTCGTCGGTGGTGGACTCGGGCGGCTGCTCGCCGCGGACCAGCGCCGCGAAGACGCGGAAGTCCAGCGGGAACTCCTCGGGCAGCGGGATGCGGCACTTGGCCACGTGCGCCGGGCGTTCGGTGGTCCGGACGATCCGCTCGCCCGTGCCGATGCCCTGGTGCTTGGTCTTGTTGAATCCCTCGTCCACCTTCCGCGTGTGGACGCGGTAGGTGGCGAACAGGATCTCGTCGCACCACTCCTGCACGAGGGCGCTGGCGAGCTTGTGCAGCCGAGGGCTGTAGCGGTCGTACGGCTCGGTTTCGGGGTTGTCGAACCGCTCGATCTTCGCGTGAGCGATGAGGATCGAGGCCATGCCGCGGTCGCTGCGTAGCGCGTCGAGCGCCCCGAGCACCGCGCGCCACTTGTCGATGGCGAAGGTGTAGCCCTTCGCGTAGCCGACGTCCTCGATGGACTCGACGCCCTTGTCGGCGCAGACCTCGGCCCAGATCAGCCGCTCCAGCCAGTCGAGGCTGTCGATGACGATCGTGCGGTAGGCGTGGTCGTTCGTGTAGAGCGCCTCGAGCGAGGCCATCACCTGCCCGAGGCTCTGGGCCAGCGGGAACGACTCGCAGTCGATGTCCGCCAGCCCGTCCTCGGTCGGCACGAACACGGGCGCGTCGGCCATCGCCCCGAAGGTGCTCTTGCCGATCCCGTGCGTGCCGTAGAGCATCACGCGCCGCGGCTTGGGGTGCCGCCCCTTCTGGATCTGCTGCATCAGTGTCATGTGTCCTCCGTCTGGTTCCAATTGGTGCTTCAGGTCGCCGGGCTGGATCTCATTTGCGAAGCTCCCAGCCCAGCCCCACGAGCGGTTGGGGACCGTGAGCGAGTCACGTCATGCCACGGCCTCCGGACGACTGCGTGATCGCGGGGCTGTGGGCGCGGACCCGCCGGCGCGCTCGACACGGAAGGTGTCGTCGCCGAACTCGCGCGTGCAGAACCCGATGAACACCCGCGCGACGGCGCAGCCAATCTGCGTGCCCGCGTCGATCACGACGACGCGGTCGTCCCGGTCGAGCCCGTACCCGGCGTCGAGCCGAACGGCGGACTCGCCGTGCAGGCAACCGACCGCGAGGACGGCAAGCAGGAGCGTCTCCTCGACGGTCTCCATATCGACGGGGATGGTGAACGCGAGCCGGTACACCGACCGGCCCGCTAGGGCGGCGAGCGTGTTCATGGGTGTTCTCCGCAGACCATCTACGCGGCGTCGTCGCGATGTGGCGGGGTGCCCAGGTATTGGTCAAGACCAGCGTCGCTGAAGGTCGTGTTGATCTTGGCGATCGCGTCCCGCAACGTGCTGCGCGGGACGCCCATCTCGCGCGCGGCCGGCGTCACCGCCTCGCGGAGAAGAATGTCGCAGATCTCACGCTGCTTCGGCGTGAGCTGCTTCAATGCGTCCTTGAGATCGCACTTGATGTCGATCTGGCGTTGCCAATCCGCGGTCGCCGAAGTGCGGTCCACGAGCCGCTCGTCCGAAGCATCGATCGACACCGTGCGCCCGCGACGTTTCTGAGCACTGCGCTTGCGCAGGATGGAGATGAGGCGTGTGCTCACGATCTGGTGGACGAACGCCGCGGCCGGCGCACGGGCCGAGTTGAAGCCCCCCCAAGCCTCGAGTAGCTGAAGCATGAGTGTGCTGGCGATGTCCTCCTCGTCGTCCCGGCGGATCACGCCGCGCACGCGGAGCGTCCGGACCTCGGAGCTGATGACCTTGGTGGCGAATTCGATGATGGCGGGATCAACGTCCATGTCTTGTTCCTTCTGGTTCTGCGCGCAGCCACCGCGCTGACGCGAAGGGCCGCGTGTGAGTCATGTTCAATGCGGGGGTGGTGCTACTGTGAGGGTCGCTCGCTCACGCTTGGCTGATCAGCACGGAGACGAGCAAGGGGGTGGGGCGGATTCGCCCCGTGGCGAGGAGCGGGTCTCTGCGGTCGCAGGCGCTCCCTGCAATGAGTTAGGGGGGTCGGGGACGTGTCT